GGTCGTGATGCAATCTATGTTTGGACTGACACTGCTTTATTTACACAAAGATTTATTGGTCCGCCTTTTACTTTTGGTTTTGCACAGGTAGGTACGAACTGCGGACTAATAGGACAGAACGCTGCCGTAGAGGTAGATGGCGCTGCCTACTGGTTTTCAGAAAACGGTTTCTTTAAATATGCTGGTGCACTACAATCACTACCATGTCTAGTAGAAGATTTTGTTTACAATGATTTAAACACAACAGCTAATCAGCTTATTAACGCTGGACTAAACAATTTGTTTGGTGAGATTAATTGGTTCTATTGTTCTTCTGGTGCAACAGTGATTGATAGATGTGTAACTTATAATTATGTTGAGTCTACACCTCAAAGACCTGTTTGGACTACAAGCACGTTGGACAGAACAACATGGCAAGACTCTGCTGTATTTGGTAAACCACATGCTACAGATTATGATGCTGACTCTAATAACTCTTACGATGTTGTTGGTAATACAGATGGGTGCACAATCTATTACGAACATGAGACTGGCACAGATCAAGTGACAACTACAGCTACAACAGCAATAACTTCTAACATTGAGTCAGGAGACTTTGATATTTCTCAAGGTGGTGATGGCGAGTTCTTTGCAAAGATAAGAAGATTTATACCAGACTTTGTATCTCAAACTGGTAACACACAAATTACATTACAACTAAGAAACTACTCTAATGATTCACAAGCAAGTTCTGCTCTTGGGCCTTTTACAGTTACGTCGTCTACAACAAAGGTAGATACTAGAGCTAGAGCCAGAGCTGTGTCTTTAAAAATAGCAAATACAGCTGCGCAACAAAATTGGAAGTTGGGTGGATTTAGATTAGACATACAACCAGATGGAAGAAGATAATGGCAAAGATAGTACAGATATTAACAAGACCCGCTAGAGAATATAGTCAAGATGTTGCTGATGCACAAGTAAGAGATCTGGACAGTGTAATACAAAAATTAAACACAACATATCAACAAGAACTAAAGGATGAAGTTGACGCTCAAAACTTCTTTTTAAATTAATGGCAAATAGTTTCGTAAACGCAAAGTTAGATTTAACATCAACAGACAACACAACGTTATATACAACGCCAACTGCAAACGTTGCTTTGGTAAAATCAATACTAGTGTCTAATGACTCTGGTTCAGGATGTAATTTAGATGTTACTTTAACTGATAGCTCTGGTAATGTGTTTAGTCTATTTAAAACTAAAACCATAGCAACCAATACGACAACTGAACTTTTAACTCATCCTCTGGTAGTACAAGAGAGTGAGATTTTAAAGGTACAAGCTAGTGACGGAAACGAGCTGCACGTCATAGCTTCTATATTACAAATACAGCCAAGAGAGGTAACAACGTAATGTTAATAAAACCAAAAGATATAATAGAGAAAATAAGCAACAAAAAGACTGGTGAAGTCTATAAAGATGAGGATGATTGGAAGGCAAAAGGGGTGCCAGAAGAGGACATTAAAAGAGACGTAACAGTCATAATGCCTAGCCTTGATTTATTTCCAAAAACCAAGTAAAAAGGAAGTTACAGGATAAAAAGCCTGCCTTAACAATTTAGCTAAATTATGACAATAACAAGAGGACAGATGAAAAGACAATTACGCATGGGTGGCGGTATTATGGATGTCGTGCCTAGAGACAGAGCTTTATTAGGCGGTATTAAAAAAGCCGTTAAAAAAGTTACTAGAGGAATAAAAGACATCGCATCATCTGATATTGGTAAAGCTGCTATTACTGGTGCAGTATTGTTTGGTATACCAGGAATGGGAACAGCTGGTGGTCTAGGAGGAGGTCTACTTGGTAGAGCTTCCTTTGGAGGAGCAGCTCCAGGAGTTTTTGGTATTGGTGGAGTAAGTAATTTATTCGCTGCAGGAGCAGCTAAAGACACTCTAGCAAAAGAGGCAGCTAAAAAAATTGGTCTTAAAGAGACTTTAGGTATTATGGCAGGAGGTTCTTTATTAGGAGCTTTAGCAGCTGGAGTAGAAGCTGGAGATGAAGAAGCCATTGAGGCAAGTCGAAATGTTGATGCTCTAAAAACTTATTTAAGACAAGGATATAGAAATTTAAAAAGTTTTGTAAAAGAAGATGGCACTGAGGATGCAGAGGCACTTGAAGCTCAAGTAAATAGAGACGTTTCTGAGTATACATCTGGACAAGGTGGATATGCCGAAGGCGGTAGAATAAAGTATGCTATGGGTGATAGTGCCAGCGATAACGCTATGCAAGCAGCGGGCATCGAGGGGCTACCCATTAGACAAAATCCAAAAGGTGTGAAAGAGCTAGATCTTAGAGAAACTGGTGGATTTATACCTCCAGTTGGTATAAAAGAAAAAGAAGATGACATTCCTGCGATGTTATCAAACAACGAATTTGTATTCACAGCCGATGCAGTAAGAGGTATGGGTGATGGTGATGTTAACAAAGGTGCTGAACGTATGTACAGCATGATGAAAACTTTAGAAGCAGGAGGAAGAGTATAATGGCAGAAGTACAATCAGTAAGACAATTACCACCTGAATTTATAGAAGCAGCCAGCAAAACATATATAGATGATTTACAGAAAGCAGTTGGTGATTTTAAGACACAAGACCTATCTCAAATTATGGGTCGACAGTTTGTTGCTGGACCCGGTGCATTAACAACACAAGCAGAAGCACTAGCTCCTGGTCTGGCTGGTTTTGAACCTTTCTTACAACAAGCAGAACAATTAAGAGGTCCTACAGCTTATCAATCTTACATGTCACCTTTTCAACAAGATGTTATTGATACAACACTTGCAGAATTTGACAGGCAAACACAAGCAGGTTTACCTGCATTATCTAATCAAGCAATTCAAGCTGGAGCTTTTGGCGGTGGTAGAGAAGGTGTACAAAGAGCAGAATTTTTATCTAATCAAGCTAGAAACAGAGCAGCGTTACAAGCTCAACTATTAGGTCAAGGATTTACACAAGCACAAAATTTAGCTGCGCAAGACTTTACTAGAAATGTTCAATTAGCTCAACAAGCACCTGCATTAGTTGGTCAACAGATTGCAGGTTTAACAACACTTGGCGGTCAACAGCAAGCAAGGGCACAGCAACAATTAGCAGCTGATCAACAACTTGCACAAAGACAAGCGTTTCAACCATTAGAGGCGGCACAAACTTTAGGATCTGGTATTGTGCCTTTAATATCAGGATACCCTGGCACAGAGAGAACTATGACAACACCATCACCAAGTGCATTACAAACAGGATTAAGCACAGGTGCTACGTTAGCTGGTATCTACAGATTAATAAGAGGATAGTATGAGTATAACTTTAAAAAGACCAATGTTTAGAAAAGGCGGAGAAGTAGAAGAGGGTATTATGGAATTAGCTACGCCTAGAAGAAACTATGATGAAGGTAAAACTAGAGAAGAAATATTTGAAGAAGCTATAAGTGGTCTAACTCCACAAGCTCAAAAATATGCTCAATCAATGTCACAACTTGCTGGATTAGGAAGAGCATCAAATCAAGATTTATTAACTAACGTTTTAATACAAGGTGGTTTACGAGGTTTATCAACTGCAGGTAAAGGAGGCACACTTGCAAATTTAGCGTCTGCTTTTGAAGCACCTGTAGCTGGAGCACTAAAACAAAGACAAGCAAATAAAATGTTAGATATTCAAGGTGCTATGAAAGGACTTGAACTTGGTTCAAAAGTAGACATTGCAGAACGAAAAAATTTATTGAAGAAACAATTTGAATCTGGAACTATTGAGTCAATTACAAAAGATATACAAGCTGTTTTAGGTAAAGACGTTGTAGGAGAGGAGGCTAAACAGTTGGCAGTTAACTTAGCTCCTTTTGTTGCAAAAGGAAGACAAACTTCTGGTGTAAGATTTGCAGGAATTTTACCAGTGGATAGATCTACAGGTGAGCCAAATTTATCACCTAAATTTGGTTTAGCTAGACAACCAAACGGAACAGTTTATGTACATCCATTTCAACAATTATTTTATGTAGTACAAGATGGACAACTAGAAGTAGCAGATCAAGAAACATTGAAGCTTCCAACAGAGGAGTAAGATGAGCAGCTATAGTCTCACTAGACCAGATCAAGAAAAAGATCGAAAGAAAAAAAGTGGTTATTCTTTAGAACCAAAAACTGGAGGATACTCTCTTACACTTGAAG